CGGATGTCGATGTCGGGTTTTTGCACCCGAACTTATATGTACTATCGCTTCTACGTCTTGGGACACCGACGCTTGCGCCGGGGCCGAAGGCAAAGAACTGCGAGGCAGAGTCCCACTTAAAGGGACCCAGGAGCTGTGCGATTTTTAATCTTGCGCTATGTAATATAGCACAGATAGGGGCGCTCGTTGGAACGAGGCCCCTTCGTAACAGCATCAGACGGTTACCCGCCTCCTTGCACATCTGTTCGGAATGTAGAAACTTCGTAAGGGCGACAGCCTCTCGATCAATGCCAAGATCAAAGTTAGGAAACTTTGACAAAAGCTCGACTAAAAGGTAATCATCCGCAAATATATCTACATCAGTGTATTCAGACGGGTTTATCTCGCCTGACACTACGTCCTTAGGAGAAAAGTCCCCCAGAATACGTTTTACAGATGGACCTGCAATATCCTCATAAAGGATACGGGAGATCTGCATAGCTATACATGTAGACCGACAAGACAAGTCAATAGTTTTTTGTCTTTTCATCTGAGTTTTCCGTTTCAGAAGTAGAGTGGGATAAACCAGAATGATCCCCCTAGAGTATCAGGGAATCGCTGGTTTCCGACGATGGATGCCTACCAGGCACCCTCGCCGGTATCGACAGCGGCAGAAAATACCGCGTTCGAGACTAGGTTTTGAAGCCTAGTTCGAAAGTCGACCCGCTCAGCGGCAGTGAAGGTACTGGGTATTTCGATGACAATGTTGGCTTTGCCAACACCGGTCTCCGAACCAATACAACCACATGCCGAGTCGGCTGTAGCAAGCTTCGGCGCAGCCAGAATAAACTGGATACGCTCGATACCTGACTTCCGGTCTAGTCGGACGCTCTCTGTGACGTTGGATCTTCCACCGCCAAAGGTTGCATCACCGACAAGTGCCCATGAAGCGACGTCCCCTTGTTTACCGCGGGGGGTGTACACCTTAGTGTTTAAGGTAAGGTTTGCTTGTGCGGCCATAGGATTATTCCTATCTCCGAAATTGCTGGGACAATAGCGACAGTGCGTTCGCGATGTGACCAGCAGAGAATGGGCTCTTAAAGTAGAGACCCGGGACTGGTGACCCACCGTATTTGGTGCGGATGAAGTCGACTGCT